CGGTGCTGTCTCCTCAAAAGACACATCGTCAAACCTATCTGGGAACACGCGGCGAACCGCGCTGTCAATCTGATTGTAATACTCTTCGGTGTCTGGCGCAACTCCGCTCTTCACAAGTTTCTCATGAAGGCCATAAGCATAGCCAGTCATCTCTGAGTCTTTCTCGAACCACTGATTGCGTTCAGCCCACTTCATAGCACGGTCACTTGGACGATTTGGCTGTGGAGTTTGCTGCATATATTGCGGCTGAGGTGCTGGCTGTGGCGCAGGCTGAGGTCGGTAGCTATCATACCGAATCCGCTCGTTCTGAAGCGCAGTAAGTTTTTCTTGCGCCTCAAGAAGTGCATCAGGATCACCTGATTCATAAGCTGTTTTATAGGCAGCTTTTGCCTTGTCCATTTCTGCAGCAACACGACCTTTAGCTTGATTAACAAGTACACTCTCACCTTCAGAAAGAGTTCTGCGCAAGTTGTCATTTTCAGTTTTGATCTGTTGAGCATAGCGAAGAGCTTCTTCCTGAAGTCGAGCAGCTTCTTCTTTTGCTCGACGCTCTTCATGGTACTCAAACTTTAGCTGCTTAATACGTTTTTGTACGCCTTCACTGTAAGATTGAATCTCATCATCTTCAGGCACATTTGGCTCTGCGCCTTCAGCCCGACGAGGCTTTCCTTTGTCCTGATCTGGCGTATCATCTACGACTTCAATCTCGAAGCCGCCATCGTCATCTCCAGTATCTAATTGTTTTCCTTGGGCTTTTTCTAAAGCCTCCGCAACTGTTTCTTCTTCGAACTCTTGTTCTTCAGCTAGATTACTCATGCGCGTGTGTACCCCCGTGGATCATCGACAACTGCTTCCACAGTGTCGTCGTTAATAAGTCTGAACTCTTTACCGTGAATTTTGAATCGAGTGCCTGAGTAAGAACGGAAGATTACAAAGTCTCCCTCTTCGCAGAACGCTCCATTCGGAAACTTGTCTTTGTCGGCGTAGGCATCTGGGCCTAAGCTCATGACAAAACCAATAATGGACGCTGTTTCTTCTGCTGACTTGAGTCCGTCAGGCATAAAAACCCCACCTTCGGTTTTATCGCTGACTTCGGGTACACCAATAAGGATTTTGTATCCTTGTGGTTTAGGCAGTTTAGAGGCTACCTTCTCCTCTGTAGTTGTATTACCTGTATACATTTTTTACCTTGCAGTGATTAAAGGCTCACAGATACCTTGCGTGGACTATCCACGAAGTACTCCCAAATTTAAGATACCGAAAAAAGTTCTACGTTTCAATATATCTCTTTTCGATTTCTGCTAAGTCCTGCCGAATGAACTGCAATCCCTCGTTTCTTCCCACCAAACGATTGTACATTGCCATGTCTTCAGCCTGACCAGATGCGAGAAAGTTTTTTATATCTTCCTCGTATTCTTCAATCCTCTTAGCGAGGAGTTTGAATATGTCATCCATCTCCCTTTGTTAGCTCCTTTGCTATTTCGATACCAAGTTTTGCACCTTCCTTCTGGTCTTCACGCTGTGACTTATCCAAGTCTGTAGCGAGCTTGACCCCCAGACGCGCCCCTTCGCGCTGGTTCTCAGCGGCGATGCGCTCCGCCTGAATTTGTGCATTTGAACTTTTCGCCATTGCATCAAGCTGCAGCTTTTGCGTGTCCATCTGAATCTTATGCTCCAGTTCACGCTGCTTGAGTTGAAGCTCTTGTTGCTGCATTTGAACAACTGGGTCTTGCTGTTGCTGTTGAATCTGAGCTTGCTGCTCTTCTTGCTGACCTTTCTGCAGTAGCTTCTCTGACGCTTCCTTTGCCAAGCGAGAGATTTCGATTTCCACGTCTTCTGGCAATGGTTGGTCTTCGTTCGGCATTTCGACACCAAGCATCTTTTCGATCTCGCGGCGGTATTGGAACGCAACGTGTTCTGTGACGTGAGCAGCCATTGCCTGACCAATAGCTTGAGCAAATGGAGACTGACCAACAACTTCTCGCATTTTTGGGTCTTGCATTGCAGCCATATGCACAGCGATGTGAGCATCGTGATCTTGATACTTGAACGCTTTTACTGGCTCTTGCTTCAGCATCATCATGTTCTCAGTAACAGGATCAGCAGGCTTGATATCATCTGGTAGTTTGATGATGTCATCTGCATCCTGAATACCAAGAACTTCTAACATTTGGCGATGCAACTTGCCCATGTCGTAAAGTTGAGGAGCTTGTTGAGCAAGCTGCAAAGCCGACTGATACTGCATGATGCGCTGGGACATAGTTGCAGCATTAGGATCAGAGACAGGGATTACATCCACACGAGCATCAAAATCGCGTTGACGATTGAAGTCACCATCCATCTCGTATGCGTATTCTGCTGGCATGTAGTCACGAATGATACGTGCCAACAAACGAAGCTCGTTTTTCATGGATGCATGCATACGTGCCTGAACACCACTCATCACCTTCATGGATCGTTCCATCAAAGCAAGGGTAGTACCCACAGGTGCCTGTGCATTCATATCACCTACTTGAACATCCGCTACCGATCCAATTCGGCGGCCCTCTTCGACAATGTTTCCAAGTAGAGAGTAGAGTACGCCTGATGGCTCTTTATAAGGGATGAACGTAATCGAATCACGGATAGCCCCACCCGGAACATCCACATCCCTGAACTCGCCCGGCATAAGAGGCGTGTCATCACCCTTGATGCGGAGACCACGAGCTTTAAGACCTGCTGGCAAATTAGATAGTGTACCAGCATCAATGAGCTGGCGCAGTATTGAAGTCGCAGACTTAGCCAATCCACCGATAAGGTGGATAAGTCCCGTTCCATAGAAGCCAAGTCCCGGGAGATATTTGTAATGAACGAAGTGGAGTCGTTTCTTTTTCTTTCTGTCATCTTCATACCAGTTCCGTCTGATTGCTAAAATCTCACGGGAAGTCTTGTCGATAGTGATGACGTAAGGACGTGCGATGCCATCTGGATCATCAAACTCTTCTGGCATGTTCATGGTGACATGCATCTCAAGGATTGTGTGACGATCATCATCTTCTATGACTGCATGCTCCCCATCAAGCTCGTCATATTTTTCTTGGATGTCTGAGAAATCTGGTTCTGGGTCAGGCAGGTCTACGTCACGGTAAAAACCTGCAACCTGTAACTCTAGTATCTCGTTAGAAGTCTTCTTCATTATGTGCGTGTACCGTGGGCAGGACGCGAGGTCTGACGCACCGTAGGACGCAACAAAGTCTTCCGCTGGGACAAACATAGCCACAGGGCGATCCTCTAGCGGATCATAGTAAACTTTCTTAAAGGCTGAACCCGCAAGAGGTAGCTTGAACAGCATCTGCTCAGTCTCATCGCGGTATTCTGTCATCTCTTCAGTCAAGAGATAGTTCATCTCTGTCTGGACTCTGTCTGCCTGATCTGTCTTCTCAGGTGTCAGTTTACCCATAATCTTTGTTTTGACTGGGCCAGACGCAGGAAACAACTCTCCCATTGCTTGCGCTTGGAACCGAACAACTGCTTCGGTGAGTACTGGGTGAAACACGCCAGAGGCACCTTGCCAAGGCTGGCTGCGCTCTTCGATCTTCATGCCTAGCAGGTCAAGACCTTTGACGTAGGCTCTCGCCCAATCCTGTCGAGACTCACGATCAGACTCAAAGTCCCCTACAAGCTCAGATGCCATAGACTGTAGAATAGCTTCGTCGATGAAATCGGCTAGGTTAGCATCGTGTTCAGGGCCGATAAGCTCTTCAGTCAAGCTACCTTCAAAGTCAATTATCATCCCACCGTCGTCAGTACCAATGGACACGGCATCGGGATTGACAATCTCTACTTCAATCTCTTGTGCGTCTGTGCCTTCGATGTCTAAGTCTGATGGCTCCATCTGTTTCTCGACAGCCATTACAGTCTCCTAAATGTGTACACAAAGCAATAGTAACAGAAAACACTACTGCACGTCTAGTGGCGAGGCAGACCCATTTGGTGGGGGAGGAGCTGCCTCGCCTTGAGACGCTGAAGGGAGAGTCGCGCCTCATCCCGTAGTATAACAAGAAAAAAGAGGCCATAAAGACCTCTTAGTTCAGGGAGGAGCAAAAAAATGAAAAATCCATCTTACGTAACTCAAGCATAACATAATCTCATGTTGAATCAAAATGTTATTTTGTGTAGAGTTGTTTGTGAGCAGAGAGGTGCATTTATGGAAATGTATATAGATATAGCTATGGGGCTTATAATTACCGTTGGTGGGTGGTGGTGTAAGAGTCAGCATGATGAGCTAAAGCGCGTAACTGTTCTATTAAACCGTACTCGTGAGGAAATTGCCAAAGAGTATGTATCTGTAAGCCGACAACAATCCGACATGGATCGCGTCATTGACCGTCTTGACCGTTTAGAAGGGAAGCTGGATAGACTCATAGAAAGATAGGTTATGGCTATCTTAGAGACTATTGCCGCTGCCAACGCGGCCTATTCGGTGATAAAAACCTGCATCTCTAACGGAAAAGAGACTGCAGACCTAATGTCTAATGTCGGTAAGTTCCTCACAGCAGAGGAAGACCTCAAGGAAGCCGTCCAGAAAAAGAAGAACAGCCCCCTTACAGCCATCACAGGTGGCTCTGAAGGCGACTGGGAAGAGTTCCAACAGCTCGAAAGAATCAAAGAACAGCGCAAAGAACTAGAATCTTATATCCGTTTGTATGGAAGACCCGGTCAATGGGATAGGTGGATACAGTGGCAAGCCGAAGCTAGAAAGCAAAGAGCCGCCGCTAGACGCGCTGCGGAGAAAAAACGCGAAGAACAGATGGAAGCACTAGCAACTGCGGCAGGTATAGGTATGGCTGTGATCGTTGTTGTTCTAGGTATTTACTATCTGGGCGTATGGCTGGAGAAGTGGTGATGTGGGTGCTACTATGGTTACACATCCTCAACGGAGAGCTAGAATACTACCACATCGACTCGTTTAAGACTGAATCAGCCTGCAATGCCCAAAAAGCAAACGCGCAAGTCCTCATCAAAAACAAAAACTCCGCCGTCGCCTGCCTACGAGTTAGTTCAAGCGTATCGCGGTAAGTGGGTTGCGTATAGTAACACAGGACAACTTCTTATCGTGTGTAGTCATAGACGAATAGCAGAGCTTTACGCTAGTAGTATTCTCTCTTCCGGTAATAAGACGGCTCATCGTCCAGTTCGTCAGTCGGAAGACGGATAAACCCACCCTGACGGAACCTCAGTAGTGCCATCACAGTGCTATCAACCAAGTCATCGTTAGACATGAACGGGAACCCAGCGATCTCCTCAACCAGCTCGTCTGCCCAGCGGGTGGCTGGCACCCATGCCATGCCCGATGCGATGATATCTGCCACAGAATTAAGCCTTGCGAGCTTGTCACCTGTCCCACGGTGGGGTGTATACTCCTGTACAGGTAGCCCCATACGCCGCATTTCCTGATAAATAGCCGTTCCGGCGGACTTTTTCTCCACAATGAACGCATCTGGCTCCCATTTGCGGTACTCGTCCATACACATCGCCTTCAATTCGGGAAATTCTAGGCGTTCTTTGATAGAATCCAGCAAAATCAGGTGATGAGCGTTCTCATTCTCGTTAAAATACACGCCCCACGTGGTAAGTGCGGTGTAATCGGCACGATTATGCTTCTCTGCGGCTGCGTCGAGGGACATAATCACGTATTCTACGGGTGGCGGAGCGTCATGGGGCCATATTCCCCACCATTCTCGCTTGATTATGGACGCTTCTTCCGCTGTAGGCTGCTGTTGGTACTGCGCATTCCACTGAAACGCAGGCATAGACGCTTTTGTACGCTCCAACGCGCCCAGATCGAAGAACTCAGGCCATAGTGGCTTCTTTATTGGCTTCCCATTCTCGTCATCTGCGTCGAGAATCGCTGGAAACTCCACGATCTCGTACTGGTCAGCCAGCTCGTTCTTAACCATGTCGTTAGTTACACGCCCTGTCAGGTCGTCCATGTGCCATCTGGTCTGCACGATAGCCACACGCCCACCGGGCATCAGTCGAGTACGCGCTCCGAATGTGAACCATTCATATGCTTTTTCAAAAACTGAAAAGTTGCCGTTGATGATATCTTGCTCGGAGTGTGGGTCATCCACAAGAAGCAAATCAGCACCGCGCCCAGCCAGTGCAGAGCCGACACCACATGCGAAGTATTCACCCCCAAAGTTCGTATTCCATCTACCAGCCGATTTACTGTCCACCGCGAGTGATACATCTGGAAATATCTCCTTGTAGTCATCCACGTCTATCAGGTTTCGTACCTTCCGCCCGAAGTCTACCGCGAGGTCT